ATACCCTGTTGTCTGCACCAAAGAGTGGCAGCGGCCCATTTGGCTTGATTTTTGACAAACTGTGCTTGATTGTATTTGTTTTTACCCACACGCTCTAAGATAGTTTGGCTAGCAGGTTTAATTTCAACTAGTTCTGTTAAAATACGATTATTAGCATCCACATACTGAATGAAAAAATCTGGTACGTAAACAGTTTGTCTGTTGGTTAGAGGATCTCTGTAGGGAATTTGTATAGCTTCGCTGGCCCATTTTAATACATGATCGTTGTTATCGCAAAAGTTCATAAAACTCCATTCCCAACTGCTACGATATGTAGGGCTCTTAGTTCCTACATACTTGTCTGGACGTTTCATTGCGAACTTGCCGCGAGCAAATTTAGCCATACATTATACTAAAATATTTCGACTTTCGTAGGTGTCAGTTACAGTCTGCACTCGATAGCCTAATAAGCTAGTTTTTTCTCTGTTGTTGTTTAATATTTGAGCAACTACTTGACTAAGTTGTACGTCAGTTAGGCCCTTTAATGTATCTAATAATTTAAAAACACTGACTTTTTCTGTTCTTGCTTGATTCAATAATATAATTGCTGTACTTCTAGCACTGCTAGAATCAAATCCGCGCTTTAAGAAAAATCCCACAGTAGCATCAATTTCTGCCGCCGCAAAACTTACAGGCTGAGAATAATAATTGTCAAAGAAAGTTTTAACATCGGTAGTTGTAGATTGTGTTAATGGTAAATTGATACTCATATTATATTCCTAATTTAACTGGAGTTGCGGTTGTTACATTACCAGTTGCAGATGCTACTGGAAAAACAACACCAGGTGTGCCACCAATTGTCTGTAAAGGATTAGAAGTAGATGCACTAGTAGTTAATACTGGAGCACTAGAACTTTGTTTATTTTGATAAGTGTTAATGGTGTTGACTGTATTGCTAACAATACTAGCCGCCGCAGTTTCTATATCCAAGGCTTGCACAAAACTAGGATCTATAACAGTTGGGTCTGGATTAACACCAGTTAATGGGCTAGGTGTATTATCATAGTGTACAATATTAAATCCTTCGGGATCTCCTGCTGTCACTTGACCTACATCATATGCCACTGCTTCAAATGACAAAGTCATTGAAAAATCGTGCGTTTTACTAGATGCCCAATCTAATTTGTTACCATCCCAACTTTTAATAATAGGATTAATTAATTTAACACTCACATACTCATGGCGTGCCATTTGGTAAATTGTAATATAGTTAAAAAACGGATTTGTACTTGAGTTATCTAAGCCAAATGGTGTTGTGATATAATTACTGCTTTGCGTGGCATTTCTATTGTATGCACCGGTAGTTTTTGCACTGGTACTATCAGCATAATAGTAACTGTAGTAGTTTTGCCATAGCTGATTGATCAAACCCATGTTATCATCATAAAAAGATATTGCTAAATCTCCAGGTTTGTGATGATATTGTATTTGTTTTTTTCTATTATATTGATTAACTGTATCTATGCTAATTTCAAACTTTGGCAACGCTACACTTTTTGCCAGCATATTAATTTCATTGCCGTAACGTGTAACAATGTTAGCATTTTTTAATGCGGCTTTGTTAATATTAAAAGCCACATGATATTGAAAGTCTAATTTTGGAGCCAGTCTAAACTGTTGATCTGAGAATAGTCTAGCCGCATGTTGCCAGTCTCTCAGATTTATCTTAGGATCTGAATGAAGATTATTGTTAGATGTGAAGCTCATACATTATTTATCGAACAAATAAACTGCGTATATTATGGTTAGTCGTAAAAAAGCCCACTTACGTAGGCCTTTTTATTATGAACCGATTACGTTAACGCTCTTGTTAGTTTGTACTGAGTTAGCAGAACCGAATGTTCCACCAGTTGTCTGAACAGCGTTATCCATTTGAATAGTCAATTCAATTAACAAAGGTAATTGCTCTTTATAAGCAAGTGTACCATAGTTAACTTTCTGAATATAGCAACCGTATACTTCCCATGTTTCTAAAATGTTAGGAGTATTAGAACCGTTACCGCCGTCTAGCATTTCAATACGCATTGTAAACTTATAGTCACCAGCTGAAGTTGAACTTTGTTCGAAGAAGTCAAATTGTTTCTGCATTTGTTCGCCAACTAGTTTAGTAACTTGACCAGTTTGATCATCACGTATTTTCAAGCTACCTGATGCCCACTTAGGACGACCAGCATAGTGAATTGTTGAGTTGTAGACCATAATTGTTTGATCTTCAAATTCAACGCTAGGACGGAAAGCATCTGACACTTGCTTGGTCAACTCTGTGCGAGGAGTACTTACACCAAAGTTTTCAAGTGTCACACGGAATCTGTACTGTAACTTTGGCATTAACATGCCTTGGCTACTTGCGCTTTGGTCTGATGCTAATGGTACTGTAAAATTATTTAAGGCTGAAATTGCCATTATGTTCTCCTAATTATGATAGACCTAATGCTTTGATAGCACCAGTATTTTCTAAGCGTAGTGGAATATAAATGAATTCAACTGCTTTAACTGGTTCGATAGCTATGTCAACATAAAGTTCGTTTTGATCGATTCTACTTGGAGTATTGTTACTAGTGTCACAAACTACAATGTAGTCATACAATGCACGTTCTGCTGTTAATTCTAACATTAGTTTTTCAACTTGTTGTTTAATTTCATTACGTGTAATTGTATCGTTTGGTTCGAAAATAAATGGCTTAGCCAATTGATTCAACTGATAACGCAAGTAAACTACTAAACGTGCTACGTTAATTCTGTCTAATGAACTTGCCACTAGCTGACGTGTTTTTTGGCCATAAACAACTAAACCTGTGCCTGCAATATATGTAATTGGGTTTACATGTACTGCGGCTAGTGTATCACGTTGTCCTGTATTCAATGCTACAGTTGTGAATTCTCCAGTAACTGGATCTACATAACCAACTGAGCTAGCATTTGTTACGCCGCCACGACGTACACCAGCTGGTGCAAACCATGGATAAGAAACGTTATCGCTTAAAGCGATTGTACGCAACATGATGTGACTTGGAGGAACAACAATGTTATTACCATACAAGTCAGTTGTATAACCCCATGGATAGTAAACTGCTGTATATGGATCTGTAACAATTAGACCATTATCGCCGTCTACTGCGGCTTGGTTTACGTTATTACCCCAGTTGCTTAAACTTGTTGCATCGCTTGTTAAACGTGCTGGACTATCAGCAACAATAAATGCTGTTAAACCGTTGTCATTATTTAGAGCAACTAATTCGCTAACTGTTTCTAAATATCCTGGGCAACTTAACAAGTTGAAAATAACTGTGTCTGGTTGACGAATATTTTGATTTGCTTGGATAGTAGCGTTCAATGCTTTTAATACTACACTACGTTGTGCTTTACGTCCAAATTGTCCAACACCGTGAACATCGTTAGGACTTGCTGTTACCCAACGATCTGGTGCATAATATGTCATTGGCACATTGCCGTAGATTGTATTGTAGTTATTAGTGTTTACATAATTTGTAACATACTGTTTAACGTTAAATCCGCTACGACGTGTGTTCCATAGCAATGTTCCTTTTGGATACAATGCTGGGTTAGGACAGTCAAAGTCAACAAAGTTACTTGATAACAATGTTACAATACTAGCTTGTGCTACTGTACCTGTTTGTGTTGTTGCGGCACTTTCAATACCCCAACGTGCATCAGCAAACACAATACCTTGACTTGATGTGTGATCTTGATTGTTTACTAACACCCATGATTTTGTCAAATAATTGTATTTGTAAATCATTGGATATTGTTCTAGCAACTGTGGATCAATCCAAATATCACCGTTAGCTAGTGCTGTACCTATACTTTGTGTAGTAGGTTGTGTACTAGAAATGATAGGACCGTTTGGATCTGTTGTTCCGCCACCAACTTGGTTTTGTGTATAATTCAAATAACCAACCCATGATGTACCATTATTAATCATAATGTCTGCATCTAAGTTAGTATCATACCACAACTGACCATTTACTGGAGTTGTTGTTAGTGCTGTTACGCTTGGTGTAGCAACTGCTGTACCATTTACAGTACTTGCCCATTGTGTAACAATGTAGCTACTAGCATTGCCTGTTGGATCTGTGTAGAAGTTTGCACTTGTACCAACTGTGAATAGTTTAGCTAATGGTGTGTTTTGTCCGTCAACTAAGCGTAGATCTCCACCAGCTTTGTGCGTAAATGTAATTGTATTTGTACTAGTGTTTAACGTAGCAGAAATATTTGTATCAGTTACTGCGGCACTAAATGCAGTTAATAATAATCCTGAATCAGTTGTAGCACCAGTAGCTGTCCATGTTACTGTAACTGGGCTAGTTAGTGTGTTTGAACCAATTTGACTTTCTGCGATAGTAAATGCATAAGTTTCGTTTGATGCAGTACCAGTAATTGTGTTACTTGCTGTACTAACACTTTGACTTACGCTAACTGTATAACTTGTAGCAGTTGTTGGAGCACCAGTAGCCGCTTGGTTAAGAGCGTATGTACCAGTTGATCCTGAACCACTAATTAGTGCATTAATATATGTGCCAGCTGTTACTGCACCACCGCTTAGTACTTGACCAACGTTTAGTGTACCAGTTACTGCTGTTACGTTCATAACTGCTAGAGTAAATGTTAAACCACTGATTGAACCAACAGTAGTTGTAATACCAGCGCCGCCCTTAGTTGCACTCAACTGAATTGCTGTGCTTGTTGGGCTACCAATAATATAGTATGTGCCTGGAGCAATGCCTTGGCTAGTTGTACCTGTTACAATAACTGGCATATTTGCCGCTAGTGTATATGTACTAAATGTGCTAATAGAAATATTACCACTTGTACTTGTTGTACTTGTAGCAGTTAATGTAGCACCAGTTGTAGCTGTAATAGCTGTTGCTGTATTGATTGTTTGAATTGTTGTACCAGATGTTACACCTGTACCACTCAATACCATGCCAGTTGCGTATGTACCAGTTACAGTACCAGTTGGTGTGAACACTGTACCTGAACCACTATTAGAACCGTTACCAATAATACCATAAGCACTGGCTGTAGCAGTTACAACTGCTGGGAATGTGCTTGATGTAATTGGACTTGTAGTGGTGTTAGTAGCACCAGTGCCAATACGCTCATAAATCTTAAAGTTAGCGTATGGAGTTGAAAACTCAGCATCATTGTATTTTACATAAACTGCACCAACTGCAATGTTAACACCACCGCCTGTTGGATCTAATGTAGCCATTGCTGTTTGATTATTAGCAAATACCTGTACTGGCTGTGTAATCCATGTGCTAGTTGCGGCATTGTATTTCTTGATAAAATAGTTTGCGCCACTGTTAATTGGAGTAGTCTTGATCCATACACTACCTGTTGGAGCACCATATACTGAAGTAACTGCACTTAGGCTGTTTGGATTTGGAACTGGTATAAAACTGTCATATGTTCCAAACAATGGAACTGTATAGTGTGGGCTGATTTGTAGTTGTGGTGGTAAGTATGTACCAACAACTAGTCCATATGTACCTGGAGCAGTGGTGCTAGCACCTGTTAGCGTTCCTGAACCAATAACAATGTTTACACCTGTTGAATAAATTTGAATTGTGCTGTTAACATAAGCCGCTGTAACACCGCTAATACTTGCGGCATTAATTAAACTAGCAACTTGTGATGGTGTGCTTGAACTTGCTGTAATTGTTGAACCGTTTAGTACAAATGTACCAGTGATACTAGCATTGCTAGCTACTGATAAACTGGTAAATGTTGGCCAGCTTTTAACCCAACTAGTTGTACCAACTTGTACCCAAGTACCTGCGGCTGTATCTGTTAGGCCTTTCTTGTACCATAATGAGTTTAGTGTTGTTGTTGCAACAATAGCATAATCACTAATTTGTCCATAACTTGCTAATGGAGTTGTACCGCTTACTAGACTTGAATTTGTAATAACTGATAAATTTGCGGCTGTTTGTTGATTTGTAAATGTTTGGCCAGCTGTTGTTCCGCTTGTTGAACTAGCGGCACCACCGTTCCATTGGAATACACCAAAGTTAGTGTCAGCAAGGTCAAACCAATATGTACCGTCTGCTGGAGGACTTGTTGGAGCGGCTGTACTACCTACTAACTGGCTTGTATCTAAGTTAGCACGTACAACGTATGCACGATTGCTCACACCTAAGAAGCTATAAGCGGCTTGTAAACCATATTCGTTTAATTCGCCAGCATTGATAGGATTGTTTTCTGCATCTGTTTGGAAGTATGGTACACCAAATGTTGCGCCTAAGTCTGCTTGACTTGTTAGTAGGTATACTGTTCCAGCATTTGCCGCTAGTGTTCCTGGAGCGATTCCAGTTCCAGCTGAATTCATTTTGTTTGCTTGACTAGCAACAATAATTAGGGGTACGGTGCCAGGAGCTGCCGGTGTGTAGAAACTTTCATCTACT